TTAATAATGCGGTTTAAAGTAAATCGGATCCAGTTGGTAAATATCCGTATGCAGGATCTGATTCTGCGCTGCCAGATGAAGATAAATACGAGTTACACTGTAATCAAAATGTCCAAGAAGAATCCGAAGCATTTCCAAATTACCTCCGCCCATGATATAGCTGGTCGCAAAAGTATGACGGAGCAGATGCGGATAGAGATGCTCGATTCCGGTTAGTTTTATGATCCGGCGGAATATACTATTTATGACAGAATCAGAAATTCTTTTTTGATTTGAAATGCTGTTGAAGAGCATTCCGGATGGCTTATGCATTTCAAAATATTTCTGAAGAACGCCGGATAAGCGGGGACAAAGAATGGCTACACGAGATTTACTGCCCTTGCTGCAATTAATGATAATAGCTCCGGATTCAAATAAAATATCCTTTGTTCTAAGATTAATCACCTCGGAACGACGCAGGCCGGCATCCAGCATTAAATGGACAATACAGTAATCTCTCAAATGAATTGGAATACTCAAATCAAAAGTCTGATCAATTTTGGCCACTTCCTTTGCAGTTAAAACAACAATCTGTTCCTGATCACTTTTTGGAAGCTTCAACCCCTCAGTATATCGGATACTTAAGTATCTGAAATTATACAGATAATTGAAGAATGCTTTTACAGCGCGCATATAGGAATTTACTGTACTGGCCTTAATCGCTCCGTTTACATCCATGTTATTATAAAGCGGATGATTATTATATCTCTGTTTGGAACGAAGAAAAACAAGGTATTCAAACAAAATAGTCTGGCGGAGCTGCTGCAGCGGGAACTCCTCTGGTTTGCAGAAATGATGTTCCTTTAAATACAAAAAGAAATAGCCTAAACATTTTTCGTAAAATTTATATGTTTTAGGAGACCAATATGCAGCTCCATAGAGCATAAAGATATCATAGGCCTGTTTTATCGTCATGTTCATTTTCGATACTCCATTCTTGACTTTGAAGGGAAAGCATGCTACTCTCATCATAGATAACACCAGATTCCTGATCCAACAGCACAAAACGATATAAGGCGTTATTTTCAAGTTTTCCCGTCAGTTCACTCGCATTGAACTGACGGGCCTTTTTCTTTTTATACCTCAGTGCGTTCATGATGTCATTATCATTCACCTGGAGCAATGCCTCCATACAGTCACTTAATACACTGTCTTCATTAATTCCTTTTAAATAAATGCCATAGACCACTGCCTTATGCAGCAGCGTCTGTTTCATGGCTTCCTTATTGAGCCGGCGGTTGTATTCCCGGATAAGCTTCAGCTCGTCCGGCAGCTTCTTCACGTCGATGAGCTTTGTGCTGCGCAGTGCCTTCCAGAATCCGCAATAGTCCCGCCGGCTTTTATTTATATCTCCGAACGGCTCGACCAGACGAAAGATGTCATGAGTTAAGTATTTAGCAATCAGAGACCGGTTGTCGAGATAGTCATACACACGGCTGCAGATACCGTAGCATCTGTTATCCCGGACGGGGAGCAGTACATAAGACTTGGTGCCTTTACGCATAGTCTGGTATTCAACATTGGTAATCAGATGGATGCTGGGAGTCAGGCAATTGGCCAGCGCTATCATGGAATCCGTAACCTTTCCGGATTCCCGGTACTGTGATATCAGACGCCGGCATTCCGATTGGGAAGCAGGATCAGCACCAAATTCAAGATAAAACTCCAGACGGGCTATCGTCATATAGTGCCAGTTACGCTCCAGAAAGGCTTTCTCGTAGCAGTAAAGGTCATACCGGGAGATCAGGCCATGGAACAGCCAAACCTTGAAAAAGAATGCCTTATAGCCCTGCTCTACCACCTCCTTACTTTTTAAATAAATCCGGACAAAACACTTGCCTCCGCGGTTTCCTAGGGAAACATAATCAATTTCATATCCTTCGCTGCCAACCTTGGCTGTATGATAATTCGCGCCTCGATACCGATCCACCCGCATCCGGTAAAAGTTGTCAATAGCAAAGAATTTTTCCGGATTTGTTAAATAATTCGAATGCCAGCAGTAGTCAATCCGATTTTCCTGAACGTATGCAATCCGAAGCCGGAACATATCCATCAGGGCCTGAACATATTCCATGGATCGGCGGAATGCTTCATGGACTCCATACATCCAGAGCATATAGGATCGAATTTGAACAATGACTTCGCTGGTGACGGACTCTGTTCCTCCGGCTCCCGGCGGAACCTTCGAGGCTATGAAGACATGAAAGTACTCCGGGCACTCTAAGCAGATGTTGTAATACTTTCCATATACGAAGTTTAACAGGTTCAAATTTCCCAGGTTCTCCACATAGAATGGGATGGAGTCATTGTACTCAATAGAATCACGCAGCGTGTCAAATATGCGACGGAAATGTATCACATCCGGATCGGAGGAGGATACTGTAAAATCATTTTCCAGTTTTACAGAGTAGTAAAAGGTATCAATATTATGCAGAAACTTTTTTTGCTTATAATCAAACCAGAAAAGCTGATCAGGCTCCTGCATTTCATGAAAGATTTTATATTGTTTTAATTCTCTTGTTTCAAGCATAAAAATCCCCCCTATTAGGACTGAAATTCGTCTTGTAAAAATTTCGGGAAATGGCCGTTTCCCGAAAAAAAAATTTGGCCGTTTTTCCTTGTATTTACAAGGAAAACTGCGAATTTTGTATGTATTTTGAGACCACCTATTAGAAGACGGTGGCCAGTCACTTTTTAGGACGATTTATCACCCTTTTTATCCTTTCTCCCAAGCGGCAGCAAATGCTGCGCGCTGCCCCGGCCATAGCCGGGGGCAGGCTCCGCATCCGCTGCCGCAGGCTGGGAACCTCTCTTAACGGAATGTACTCATATTTCTTTAAGGGAAGCTGCGGAGCATCAAAGGAATTGAAATATTTTACATACCGGGGGATGTAAGTAAGCTTAACTGAGCCAATAAAGAAAAAAATGAGAGGATCAAACCGATAGTCATCAATCAGCTTTGACTCACCAGTCGAATTTTTATCTCCATGCGAAATTGTAATCGTTTTGGTAATCCGGCGGGCAATGGAAAAGCAGTTCAATACATTGATAATCAGGTACATGTTATCAGTCAGATCCCGAAGCTTTTTGTCTACGTCAAAGCTCTGGGAGAACAGAAACACGATGTGCTTATAATGACGCTGCAGCTTAAAATAATCCCGTACCTCCTTTTTAAAAGACTTAAAGTCACGGTTATCCCAGATCATGCCGACCTCATCAATCAGCAGGACGGAGTTTTCAGGAAAGTAATAAAAGCCAACATCAGCAGCATCAAAATAATAGGTTCCGGGAATATAGCTGTTACAGTAGACGGTATACCCTTTCTTAGAATACCGGATAGCCAGCTTGCACATCAGCGTTGACTTTCCGGATCCTTTCTTTCCGAAGACCATAAAAAGCCGATAGGGATTCCGGTACCGGACCAAATGATAGGCCCAGAAGGCAGTAAAGGCAAACATAATTGAAAATACTTTTACATAAAACCCAAAATACAATGCAGCAACCTCCTTACAAATGACCAGATAATCAGGGTAATAACAACCGCGTAAATCACAACATAAATAGAATTGTCCAGGCTCATGGCATAGAGCGGAGCAAAGAAAAGATCCACAAAGGCCCGGAGAAATTCATACATAAAACCACCTCATTTCTAAATTTGTGTAAAAGAAAAGGCAGGCGTATACCTGCCAGTTCCCATGTAATACAAAATATCTGCAGATATCCGGATGCTGCAGCTGTATCTGTATTACATCAAACACTATGATAGATCCGCATGAGGAAAGCGATAATAGCGCCGCAGAAGAAAAGCCCCATGGAACACATTAGAATCGGCTTATTAAGCATCCAGGTAAGCAGAGTTGCACCTTCATCCAGGATCCAGGCAAACAGCTGGGAAAAGATTTCAAGCATGTCTGTAATAGTTCCGGAAGAACCAGCAGCAGTATCTGCAGCCAGAGCCGGAAATGCAAAGGCAACAGCCATCACGCCGGATGCACAGGGAACCGCTCCGAAGCGTTTTACGGAATTCCAAAATTTCATACAAAAACCTCCTTTTTAGTATAGACTTCTGAATATATTAACCAGCTTCCGGACAATAGGAAGCAGGATAATACCAACACCGAGCCACGAATAATCTGTCAGCAAAGCATTCACGGCCATTTTCAGCCAGACATAAATTCCGTTGTCCAGTAAATACGTTAAATCATCAAACATCTCACCACCTCAGCACGAGGAGCTTTAAAAACTCGGCAAAATAAGCCACCAGGAACAATAGGAACCACGCGGCAGCCAAATATTCAAACGGCTCAAACTGCGCCGGAACGCTGCCTAATAGCGCCTGAAGCGATTCAACCAGCATATCAGAACACCTCCTCCCACCAGGAAAATCAAAACATAGGTCAGCAGATCACTGGAAAAAAAGGTATGATAGGCTTTTTTGACCTGAATCTGCACATAGGTATCATCATAAGTCAGCCTTCCGGAGCCGTTCCAGTAATACTCCCGGAACCAGTTTGGAGAGCCGTAATTATGATTGGCCGAAAAGTTGTTGCCCAGGCATGGGGCTAAATAAACCAGGGTTCCGGAATCCTGATAAGGGTTAAAGCTGCCGTCTACTACCATTCCCTGAATCTGAGAGGTACCCATGTTCCAAAGACGATCCTGGGAGTCTATATAAATCTGGTCAGCATAAGCCGGAGCAAACAGTAAAGTATAATCAGAGCCCCGAACAGTGACATCGTATCGCAGCACATTGACAAAGTTTTCCTGATCCACCAGCGATAGGAGAACGGGAGAATCGAAAACAACAGTTTCACCGAATACCGGAGAATCCTCCGGATCTTCCAGATAATCGGCCTCAGACGGTGAAGCAAGGGAATCACCTCCATTCAAAGATTCCAGGATTTGGGACAGGGAGGAAAGAACCGCCTCCTCAAAGGAGCCGCCGGCCTCCTCCTCTTCAATTTCTTCTTCCTCCTCTTCCTGGAATTCTTCCCAGCTCTGCTCATCCGCAGCGTCAGGCTTCAGAAAAAGCCGTCCTAAGTCCTCTGAATCCGGCAGGGCCGGCCCGGAACTAGAAGGGTATGCCGCAGAGCTGCCGCGTTCTGACCCAGAGGATCCGGAACCTTTGGAAGAAATCTCTGCATTGCTGGGAGTCGCCGCAGCAAAAACTGAAATTGACAGAATGCTGCATAAAATGACAGCAGCCAACAAAGTATGTAAACGCTTCATAGTGCCTCCTATTCGGTTTTCTCTGATTTGGATGCCGCATGAGTTGATTTTACCCGGGGCGGCCGATACATCCAGAAGGAAGGACGGAAGCGGATAATGATGGAGGTCAGAACAATAGAAAGCATACAGGAAGCTACAATCAGGACTTCATAGGAAACCCCGTCTATGACAGTATTCCTAAAAAGTTTGACCACCATCATAAAACAGTGCAGAACAAAGGTGAGAAATTCAGCAAACACAGGCTCAGCCTCCTTTATTGATAATCTGAATTAAAATCGCAACGCCCAGAATCGCCGAAAAAAACGACATACAGTAGGGAGGAAGATTTGGAACCAGAGCAAAGAGGAATGCAGTTCCCTTAAATATCATGGCCAGGAGATTTCCCAGCATCTCAAAAATACCGGATACAAAGTTGACAATCGTTGAAAAAATAGAGGACAGGGCCTCAAAAAAACGGAACATCTAATTTCCTCCCTTGAAACGGTATAAGCCGGCAACCATCAGGGCGATAGTCATAACAAAGGATAGATTAATCACATCCCGGAAGGCGCCGGAGCTGGTAAAGAGATCCTGAAGAAAATTTCCAAAAATCAGAAATGTTGATAAATATTGAGTCACCGGATTGGAAAAGGTAAAATCGTTCAGGGGACCGGATATCTGGGAAAAGATCTGACCCTCCATGGCGTCATGGCTGTCAAAAGCGCCTCCCAGCTGATTGTTAGAGGAAATCAAACCAGAATTATCATAATCATTTTTCAGGCTGTCCATGTTCCGGTCAAAATTAGAGTTAATGGAAGAAGCGGCAGAGTCTACGGAATCAGATACCTGGTCAGCCATGCTGTTAATGGAGGTTTCCACCTTCTGCAAACCTTCCTTAGTTGTACGCTCGTTATTTGCAATCTGGTTGGACAGCATAGGGAGATAGGAGCTCTGGTTCTGAAGCTCCTCAACCATCTTATCAGTGTTCGGGACAATTTCAGAAACACCGCCGGAAACAGAATTTTGAAAATCCTCCTGAGCATATTCGGAGCCGGTTCCTACTGTATTAAGAGATGTTTCTTCAGAACCTAAATACTGCTTTAAATTTACTCGGAAGGAACCGCCGAATAAATGTTCTGTTTCCTTCGGGATAAAGCCAAACTCAAGGATATCTATAGAACCTAAATCAATAGTAACCGGAGGGATATAAACATCACCGGAAAGCTGCTGGAAAGGAGGATATTCTGATTTCCAGGTTCTAGTAGCATTATTTGTGTTCCGAACCGAGGAAAGGCTTACATTAGTCCATGTCAAACCAACGTCAGCCGATAAATCCATGGATAATGTATATTTTCCCGGAGAGGGAAGGGCGCCTTTAGAAAGCCGAATATAGACTGCAGTAATCTTATTGCCGGCACCGACATCACAGGAAAAACTTCCTGTTGACGAAACCGGTTTGCTGATCGCTTTAATAGGTCCGCCGTTCACATCCTGATAATTTAAAAAAGCCTCGCAGGATGAATAAGTGATTGTATTTAATACCGTTCCGATGGATGAATAAGGCATAATCTCCAAGCTGTCCGCCAATGGTTCATAGTCTGCTGACCCTTCCTCATATGCTGCATTCGAAGAAGAGGCCGGAGCAGCAAAAGAAGGTGCTGAAAGCATCAGACAAAGAATCAGGGTCAAAGACCAGGCAATTAAATATCTTTTCAT